TCATCGCCAGGGCCTTGTCGGCCAGCGTCAGGCACTCGTCGCCGTGAGTGGCGTTCCAGGCGTCCCACTGGTCGGCGTCGTACATCGGCACGCCAGCCTTGTCGACGATGGCTGCGGCCATCAGCTTGGCCACGAAGCGCGCGTAGTCGCGCACCAGGCGCTCGCTGCGCTGCTCGTCGGTTTCGCCCTCCGGCGGCAGCGCCGAGCCGGCGGTGAGCGTCACGCGCGCGCTGGCCAGCAGCTGGCGTACGACGATCTCGCCCCAAGTGGCGGTGGCGACGACTTCCTTGCGCAGCACGGGCTGAGGGCGCGGGGTGGCTTGGTCGGTCATGGCTTCGATTTGTCGGCTGGTATGAGGTGGTGCACGCGCTCAGGTCGCATAGAAGCGCGGCTTACCCACGCCCTCGAAGTTGACGTTGGTCTTGACGACGCCCTGGGCCTGCCCCGTGGGGATGCCTGAGGCGCCAACGTAGGCGAGCCACGAGATCTTGTGACCGGTTGCCCAGCGCGCCTTGACCGCACGCACGCTCTTCGTGTCGTTGGCCTTCTGGAGCTCGATGTGCGCGGCGTCGGCCGGATTGAACAGGCACCCGAGCTTCATGGTGAACGGCGAGGACGTGACAGGGATGCGCGTGTCCGTATCGGTGTGGATGGTGCGGAGGCTGACGAAATCAAACTCGCCGCCGCCACTGTCCACGTCCTGCACCGTGGTCATCGACACGCCGAAAGTGACGACCGAGGCGTTGCCGCTGACAAACGTGGTGTACCCCGTGGCGTCGATACCTTCCAGTTCGAACGTGTTGGCGCTGGAATTGACGTTGGCGACACGCAGCACCTGGTCTTTCAGTTCGACCATGCCGACCATCTCGGTCAGCGCCACGAAGTCGCCGTCGGCGGGATCGGTGCCCGTGTAGGCAACGACGGCCGGGTTGGCCTTGGTGATGCTGGAGAGGACCAGCGCGGTGGCCCGCGCCGTCTCGATGTCGATGTGGGCGTTGCTCCACACGTCGTAGTTGGTGCTCATGGTGGTTGGACTCCTAGGGGCGTTAGGCCAATGTCTCCGGCGCGTTGGCCAGGGTGTTGAACTCGATTTCGAGGCTCAGCGCCAGCTCGGCGATCTGCTTGTCGCCGCCGGGCTCGCCGAGCTGGACGATGGCGCTGCGCAGCGCCATCTGCACGCCCAGTGGGTTGAGCGTGGCGTGTTCGAGCGTTGCGAACAGCGCGAGCTCGGCCTGCAGGCGCAGCGCGGCCATCACGGCGTCGATGCCGGCAACGGCCGCTGCACAGGCGACGAGTGCCAGCGTCAGGCGGTGACGGCCGAGGCTCGGGTAGTGCACGGTCTGCTGCTCGACCGACTCGCTGAGCGGATAGACCTTCCAGGCCGGCAAGTCCGCCTCGGCCATGGGCCACAGACGGTCGGTGTAGACACGGCTGCCGGCATCGGTGTTGCCGACGAGGCGCGCCTGCACGGCAGCAATGACCTGCTGTGTGGCATGCATGTCAGGCGATCCGATCGGTGGCGGTGCTCATGAGGCGAGCACGCTACACAGCAACTGCTGTCAATTTCAGGGACGACGTGACAGCGGCTCAACGTGCCGTCGCCATCGCACGCCGAAAGCGGTCTTGGAAGCGGCGCGGGAACTCTCGCTCGGCGACGTTGCGCGCGATGTCGAAGAAGCGCAGCCTGACCTGGTAGCGCGGCGCGTCGACGAAGAGGAACACGGGATAGACCTGCGCCCCGTGCGTACCGCGCTTGGCCCAGATGCCGGCCGGCAGGTGCTGCAGCCGGCCGTTGCGCTCGCCGCGCCCCTTGCTGACGAAGTAGACGACGCCGTTGATGGTGGCGTAGCCGCGTTCGTTGCGACCGCGCGCGGCGATGCGGTCGCGGCTGCGCCGGCTCATGTTGGCAGTGAAGCCGGCGGTGTTGAATGCCTGCAGGTAGCTCAGCAGGGAGCGGATGAACGAGCCGCGGACATTGCCGTAGGCATCGACCAGATTGCCCTGCGCGAGCAGCTCCTTGCTGGGCACCATGTATTGCCCGGGCAACATCAATCCTGCCGACTGCAGGCGCCGCTCGGCGCCCTTGTAGGCGCGGCTGCCGCCGAAGACCTCGGCGCGCAGGACTTGCGCTTGCGACGGGCCCTTGCCGCGGCCGTCAGGGTCGATGCGCACAATGGCGGTCAGGTTGCCCGCCTCGCTGCCGGCGCCAAGGCCGGCGGCTTGCGTGGCCGCCGAGAGTTCGAGGATGCGCCGCGGGGTCTGCACCTGTACGCCGCCCAGCACGAACGGCGTGGGACGGTCGAAGCTCGCACGCATGGCTGCCTGCATGGCCTTGCGGACTTCGAAGGCGGTGTCGACAAGCGCGCCGATCGCCGCGAAGCGCTGCTGCTTGGCGACCTGGTCGACGTGGCGCATGACGGCGGCGAGATTGGGATGCGTGCTCATGCGGTTCGCTCTCTCGCCAGCACCCGCCACACCGTGGACTCGCTGCACTGCACATCACGGGCAATGAGGTGCACGCGCATGCGCGACCACGGGCCGGGGCCGGCCAGCCTGCGGATGCGCTCGTCGCGCTTGGGCCGGTGTTTCGGCACCGGGATGTAGAAGCCGTTCCTGCCCAGGTTCATGCCGCCGGCCTCTTGCTGCAGGACATCCAGCGCGATGTCGGAGCACGAAGCGGCGGCATCAGGCGACATGCCACGACTCAGCATGGCGGCGCGCAGCCGACGGCGCAATTGTTCGATGTTCCCGTTCGGCGGCGGCTCGCTCACAACCGACCCAGCACGCATTCATGCGCCCCGAGCAGCGCTTCGCACTCGGCGCCGTCGACGATGCGGCGCGGCGTCTCCAGCACGCGGTATTCGACGCCGTCGATCGTCAGCACGTCGTCGACGATGACGTCAGCGCCGGCCGGCCAGCGCAGCGTGCGCCGCGCCGCGAGCGCGTGGCCTCCGAACACCTCGGTGTCGACGAGGCCGAAGATCGCGTGGAACGCGACATCGCCCTCGCCTGGGCGCGCCCGCGTGACCGCCACTGCAAAGTCAGCGGGATCGTAGAACACGCCCATGTCGTCGTCGACCACGGCGACCCGCCCCTTACAGCACCGTGGCGCGGAACGTCGCGTTGACGCGGTACGGCACCAGCAGCGGCGCGCTCTGCATCAGCAGGTAGCGCACGCTGGGGTCGTTTTCCGCCCAGCTCTTGGTGAAGAACATCTCGGACTGCAGCGAGTCGTGATCGAGGATCGCGCCGAAGTGCCGAACGCCCTCCACCAGCGCAGGATCGGCGGTGCCGACCACGGTGCCGGCCGGCAGCAGCGCGCCCTCGGTGCCCGTGGTGGGGTCAACGGCCCAGCCGCTGTAGGTGTAGATCGAGAACTGGTCGACCATGCCCTGGAACACCAGGCCCTCGCGCTGGTGCGCGTTGGTCTGCATGGTGCTGTTGCCGCGCCACCGGTCGAGACGGGTCTTGACGTCGGCATCGGAGCGGAAGACCTTCCAGACGTCGACGGTCATGATGACGTCGGTCATCGCGACGCCGGTGCTCTTGACCATGGCGTCGGACCAGTCCTGCAGCAGGTCCAGCGGCTTGACGCCTGCCTGTCCCCAGCGGGCGCCGCCCGCCAGCACCACCGTGTTCGCGGCATCGCGGCCGAAGTCGACCACCACGGACGGGTACTGGTCGCCGGTGACGGTGATCTCGCCGTCGAACAAGGCCTTGGCGGCCATCCATTCGAAGCGGCGCGAGATCATGTCGACCTGGTCCTGCAGGTCGTTGACGAGCAGGATCTGCATGCGCTCCTGCGGCGAGTATTCGCCGCCGCCGATGCGTTCGCCCATCGCGCGCTTGAGCGCGCGGCCCGGGTGGAACGCTCGCTTGTCCTTCACGTAGGCGGGCTTGAACGTGTCGGTGCGGAAGCCGCGGCTCTCGACGAGCTTGCCGGCGACCAGCGGCGAGACGAACGGCGCCATGCGGCGCGGCTTGTTCTCGACGTCGAAGTGGATCTCTTCCGACGTGTCCTGGCTCACCGCGCCGAAGTAGCGCGCGGCGAGCCCTTGCTGCGGCGCGCGCAGGTCGCGCACGATCTCCGTCAGGGTATGGGTGTCAAACAGGTCCATGGTGCTCAGCCTTGGGAGTCGATGAGGAAGATGCCGCGATCGGCCAGGCCGGCTTTGACGCTGGCGAGCGTGTGACCGGTGCCGAGCGTGATCGCGGACGACTTGAAGTCGCCGCGGGTGTAGGCCAGCGACGCAACGTCGCCCGCGGTGGCGTCGGCGTCATGCACGAGGATCGCCACGGGCGTCTGCGAGCCATCGGAGGCGGCCGAGGCGCTGAGCACGTACTTGCCACTGGCCGTGATCTTGCCGAGCAGCGCGCCGGCCTTGAGGTTCTGGCCGGTCAGCACCGTGACGGGTTCGCTCAGCAGCAGCTGCGCGTTCTGCGCGACGATGCCGTCGGGCGTGAAGTTGTCGGTCTTGTAGCTTGCGAGGAAGCGGTCCATGGCTCACTCTCCACGTTGGCCGTTGAACAGCGCGAGGGCGCTCTTGGCGAGCGACTTCGCGTCCTGGGGTTTGTCGGGCGGCGGGGCGCTGGGCGGCTGGGCCGGCGGCGCGTCGGCCATGTGCGCGGCAGCGGCGGCGGGAGCGTTGGTAATTAGGCGATCCATTAGTGCGTCCGCTTCCGCAAAGTCCTTGCGTTCCGTCCGATTCAAGTCTGCTAAACGAGAATAACCTTCAATAAGCGACGGATTACGTTT